GGGACAAACGTGGGGGTGTCGGCAATGGCAAAGCTATCTTACCGTCGACGCCCTCCCGGGCTCGGCGTTAGGTAGCAACGCTAGTGTCCGACTTCCCCTCACGTTCCTCACGGGGACATGCTAGTAACACTCTCTCCAGGGTGTTGCTTGCCAACCAGAACCATAGAAAGGAAGTTGGGTGTATGGTGACGCGATCGCGGAATTACATAACCCCTGCTGTTACCGGGGTTTCGCGACCTACTCATTTTCACCCATTCGAGCCCTACACCATCTCTGGGCCTAACAACTCAGAGACGATAACCTACAACAACCATGCTAGGTTGTCAGGTGGAAGGTGGTCTGGAGGGGGTCCAATGTTCCTTAACAGGGACACGTACTCCTTTAACCCCGTCGAAGTAACATCGACGTGGCCGTACCCGGATAGTTACTTGGGGAGCGGAGGCTGTCGCCTCTACGCCCCAACGTCGTCGATCCCGTCAAACGGACCGCCGACACATCCATCCGAGGCTGCCAGACGTGCAGATGGCATGACAGCCATCAAACGCACCGAGCCTACCCGGCCCTCGTTTGATCTCTCCGTGTTCCTTGGAGAGTTGAGAGCCGAAGGTCTTCCTCGCCTGCCAGGTACCGACGTGATGGAAAAGACTCGCGCTGCGAAAGCCGCGGGGTCTGAGTACCTCAACGTCGAATTTGGCTGGTTGCCTCTTATGCGTGGTATACGCGATTTCGCGCAGACCGTTGAACGCAGTGACCGGATCCTCCGCTCCTACCAGGAGCAAGCGGGAATCGTTCACAAGAGGCACTATGGCTGGCCACCAGAGGAGAGCAACACAGCGGGGCCTTGTGCCTTCAGCTGTGAGCCTTCCAATGCTGGCTTCTTCACGAATGGCGGTTATCATCACCGCCAGTTCTCATATCGGTGGTTCGAGGCAGAGTATGTTTACTACCTCCCCACAGGAACCACGGCAAACGATAAGTTTCGCCGTTATGGTTCTTACGCCCGCAAGCTTTTGGGCGTCGACTTGAGTCCCTCAGTAGTTTGGAACCTGAGTCCGTGGAGCTGGGCCGCCGATTGGTTCACGAACGTAGGAGACGTGTTAGATGTCTACTCCGCTCTTGGCACCGACGGCTTGGTGATCCGGAATGCATACGTGATGCATCACACCGGTAGTGTCACTTCTTGGACAGGAGACCTTAACGGGAATCCTGCCTTGAGGCAGACAAAAGTGCGCGTCCAGGAGACAAAATCCAGGATCGGTGCACTATCACCATTTGGCTTTGGCCTTGCGAAAGAGGACTTAACCTCTAAGCAATGGGCCATTCTCGCTGCTCTAGGCTTGTCACGCTTTGGGTAGCATGATGCCGCCTATATGGGGCATGTCGGCATCAGGGTCTCAACCCTGATGTTATCCAACCATAGCTGGTCGAGAGACCAGTTCCCTCAAAACAGGAGATGTAGTGTTCGCTGATCCCACAATTACTGTCAACGCGGTGGCTCAGGCCCTGAAGCGTACCTCAATGGGTACGAACAACGGTGCCTTTGCTACCAACGACGGACTCTTCCGGTTGACGATCTCTCACTCGTTGAGTAAGGCCGCCAACCAGAGGATGATCCGCTTTGACAGAACGCAGACCGTTGCAAACCCACTTTCTACTGGGGAGTTCCTCACGGTTCCGGACAGTGTCTGGATTGTGAGTAGGACTCCTCAGGTGGGTCTGCTGTCTGTGACAACCCAGAAGCAGCTGACGGACGGTTTCCTCACCTTCCTTCAAGCGTCTTCTGGGGCCGCAGTCACCCAGCTCTTGGGTGGAGAGAGCTAACACTTGGGCAAACGCCCCTTCGACATACTGAAGGGGTGCCCTAGCGCTTCGGCGGGCCCGATGTACTGGGCTGGCTCTGCGCAAGTGTGCGGCCTGGGGAACAACTCCAGGCCGCAGAGGCTCTCTCGCGGCAGGATCGGTGGACATCTGCTAAGTGAACGACTTACCCAGTTAGGGAGGCCGTGATGGGTAAAAGGAAACCCATTTGCATGATGTCCTTGTGGAGAGTGATGGCTAGTGAAACGGCCATCATGTGTGGTACTAGCGCCATTCGCGACATTAAAACCGTCGCGGATCGGGTCGAGTGCGAGGGTGATTCTTTCTTTACTATCACCCTTCCGAAGTTCGGTAAGGCCTTTGAGAGGGCCCTCGAACTCCGACGCTTTGACTCCAGCCTCTTGACTCAGTTCGAGTTTCGAGGACGGCTCCCCAAGTTTCTTCGGGGTTACGTTAGTCAAGTGTTCGACCCATCTAGTGGGCTAATCCACGAACAACCCTGCGTGGAGGCCATCCGATCCGTACGTCAGCTCACGCTGATGTTCGGTAAGATCTTCCTGGTTTGCGATGACTCGCGGGTCAGGAGCGCCATGCAGAAGTACGTGGAGATTGAACAGGAACTGGCAGAGTTTGACTTCGGTAGCTTTGATGAGGTGGTTAAACCCCGCTTCCTAGAAGCAGTCACTCTGCTTTACGCCGATGTTTTCTCGCATGTCGAGAGTTCCATCCTCGACAAGCACGGCGTAAGAATGCAGTATTCCGATCCTCCTAATGGGTTGGGATACCCTCTTCCGTGGTATAACTCGGAACGAGGCGTATGCATGGGTGCGAAAGGGCCAGACCCGATGGACATAATCCTAGGTGTCAGGTTGCTTGTCAATGGTGTCCTCGTCCAACCTGGACTTGAGCATCTCAACAAGTATGAAGAACGTTCTGGCGTCGAACGAGAAATCGTCGATCCAGCCCGTAGCTTCTCCTTCGTACCGAGGCACGGTCCTGGCGCCACTGCCGATAGGGTTCGCGGCAACGCGAAGTTCTCCCTGCGGCACTGGAGTCAGAGGGCCGAGAGCATGTTTCCTTACGGAGATTACGCTCTCCCCCAGCTCGCTTGCGAAGACGAGCTTGAACGTGTCCAGTTCCTGGAGCCTGGGATGGAGATACCTGCGAAGGTCGTCCCCGTCCCTAAGACGAAGGAGTCCCCCCGCCTCATTGCCGAGGAACCTGCTGGAAATCAGTATCTCCAGCAGGGACTGTTCCGCCAGATTGTTTATCGTCTGGAGCACAGTTTCGAGATCAAACCACCCTCGGGTGAGCAAGATTTCGACCTCAGCAAGTGGTTCCTCGGATTTGCAGAACAAGAGCCCAATAGGGTTCTCGCTCTCGAGGGTAGCCAACACGGCCGCCTCGCTACGCTGGATCTCAGCGAAGCATCCGATAGGGTCTCCAATAGGCATGTAATTCTCCTGTTTTCTAGGAACCCGGTGTTGAGCCGGGCCCTCCAGTCAACACGGAGTACGCATGCCAGCGTGCCTGGTCATGGGGTGATCCCCCTAGCCAAGTTCGCGTCTATGGGCTCCGCGGTCTGCTTTCCTGTGGAGGCGATGGTGTTTCTTGCCATCGTCATTGCAGCGATCGCTGATGACCGCCGCTCACCAGTGAACCGAAGGTTGCTTTCTGACCTCCGGGGCAAGGTGCGTATCTACGGAGATGACATTGTTGTCCCCGTGGATCATGTACAACGAGTGATTCAGTACCTCGAGCTTTCGGGCTTGAAGGTGAATTCTGGCAAGTCTTTCTGGAACGGGTCGTTCCGTGAGTCTTGCGGCGGTGACTACTACGATGGCGAATGGGTTACCCCTGTTCGTCTTCGCAAGGAATTACCGTCATCACTCGCTGACGTTGAAGGTGTGGTTGGGCTTGTTGCGTTTCGGAACCTCCTTTATTGGAATGGTTACTGGAGCACAGCAGCTTACCTCGATGAGTACTTCATGGACCTTTTCCGAGGGTCCTGGAGTGTAGTCGAAACCACAGCAGCAGGGCTCGGTCGTGAATCCGTTCTGCCTTACGAGGCGGAGTGGCACAGCGATCTAGACGGGATGAACGAACCGCGCGTGCGCGGTGCGATCGTCAAGTCGAAGATCCCGGACTCACCCATCACGGGTTCGGGTGCTTTGCTCAAATTCCTGATCAAGCCTGGGGTAACACCCAGTCAAGACGAGAAACATCTCGAACGTCAGGGACGTCCGGAGCGTTCGCACATCAAACTCCGGGGAATTAGACCCTACTAAAGGGTCCAGGGCACCGAGACGCTCGTAGTACAGACACCTAGAAGGGTGACACCCAGGTGGCGGTCGCGACTTAGCGACATGGCCACACTGGGCTTCTGTATATTCGAGCGGGCCGGTGTGACAGGGGCACTGCTGTG